AAGAACCCTGCTCTTTAGCAGGGTTTTTTATTGTTTATTACGCTAGAATAATTTCATATAATTTTTTACTATGTCAACAAGTCCTAGATCTGCAAGATCAACATTACGAGCAATAGATCGTTTAAAGAAAGCAGCGAATTTAGAAGCTACAAAAAAAGAAATAGAACTTTCTGATGGGTCTATTTTTGAGATGTGGGTCGCACCACTAACGATGGCAGAAAGAGAAAGAGCACAAAGAGGAACTAAATCTGATGATGCAAATGAGTTTGCGTTAAGACTGTTAATTTCTAAAGCACAAGACGAGAATGGAACAAGGTTGTTTCAAATGGGAGAGATAGATGTTTTAAAGAATGAAGTAAAGGATGCTGATTTACAAAAGTTGATGTTGGCAGTTTTAACAGATGATGAGGATGCTTTAGACCCAAAAGACTAAGCGAAGAGATAAGAAAAGATAATTTATTAATGCTTCAGTTTGGGATAGCAAAAGAGTTAGGTAAGTCTTTAACTGAAATACGGCAAATGACAATGGAAGAAATTGTTGGATGGTCAGCTTATTTCCTAGTGTTAAACGAAGATCAAGAGAAAGAAATGCAAAAAACTCAAAGACGTAGGTAATATGGAATGAGTTAGGGAAAAAGTTGTGGCATCGGCAGAAGCTCAAATACAAATTGCCGTCAAAAATCTTAATGCGTTAACTAAGTTAGATAAGCAATTAAATAAAATAAATAAAACAAATGAAGCCTTACTTCGTGGTTTAGAAAAGTTAACTGTAAGTGTTGATAATTTATCTAAAACACAAGGTTTTAAAAATTTATCTAAAGAAGCAAATGCAGCAGCTAAGTCTGTTGATGTAGTAACAAAATCAACTAATAATCTTCAAAAAATACAAGAAGTTATTGGAATGAAAGGTAGATTAAATAAATTTGGTTTAGTAGGGTTAGGAGGATTAGGTGCTACGGCTGCTGGAATTAAGGGAATAAATAATTTAAGTGATGCTTACAATAAACTTTTAGGCCCATTAGGTAATTTAGTTCCAGCACTTAAAGCTCCTACTATTGCATTAGGAAAGTTTGGAGTTGTTGGAAAAGCAGCAGCAGTTTTATCAAGTGCAAAATTAGCTCCAGCTTTAGGTGCATTAGCTGTTGCTTATATGGCTTTAGGAGATAAAGCTATTCCATTAATTAAAGGAACGGCTGAACTAGGAAAAGGTTTATTTGGATTAGGAAAAACTGTTGGAACTGAGTTAAAAACTTCTTTAATACAAGGATCTTTAGCGTTTCAACCATTAAGAACTGAAATTGAATTAACAACACAAGCTCTACTGAAGTTAGATGAAAGATTTAATGCCCCAGGAGGAATAATTAATAGGTTAAGTAAAGGAGGACAGATGCCTAACAGGGCATTTGGAATCAGGCAAGTTGGAACTCCATCAGAAGAAGCAGCAAGAAGAAGAAATAGACGAATTAATGAAATGGCAGCTCGTCACAGAGAAGACAGATTAGTAACAACAGCTATTGCAGGAACAGGATCAAAAAGAGCAGGACAAGAAATTAGACGACTTAAAAGTATTGATGCGAATATGAAAAAGACTGCTGTTGAAAGCAAGAAATCTAATTCAATTCTTTCTTCTCAAGCTTTATTTGGGCCTACTGCTTACCAACCTCCTATTCCTGGTCTTGGGCCAGTTACTTCAGGAACAGGATTTACTGCTGCTCAATATGGGCCACAACAATTACCTAATACCCTTCGTTCTGGTTTCCAAAGACAAAGGAATCGTCTTGGAATAGGAAAATTTGCAAATCCTCAAGGAATGTTTGCAAGTAGAAAAGGTGCTCAAGGAAGAATTGGTGGAGCGTTAACAAGTGGAATGATTGGTGGAGGTTTCCCACTTTTATTCGGTCAAAGTCCTTTAGCTTCTATTCTTGGAGGAATTGGTGGTGCTGCTGGTGGTGCGTTAGGAGGAGGGCTTGGATTTGGGTTATCTATTGCTGGTACGGCATTAGCTCAACAAATTCAAGAAACTCTTGATTTCCGCAAAGCAATTGGAGATTTAAATACAGAAATGAAAGGAATGGGATTTAGTGCTGGTGTTAGTGCTCAAGAAATAACAAAATTAGGAAAAAGTTTAGGAATTACAAAACAAGAAGCTGTTCAAGTTGCTTCACAATTTAAGCGTTTTGGGCCAGATGCTACTGGTTTAGCAACTTTATTCCAAGGAGATGCAGCAGCTTTTTCTTCTACTATTCAGGCTAATGATTTTGAATCTACTATAAATGCAATAAAAGAAGCACAGAAAGATTTAACAGTAGAGCAAGAAGCAGGTCTTATGATTTCTCTTCAAAAACAAGGAGTAGAGGAAACTATTAACAAATTAATAGATATAAGAAAACAAAAAATATTAACAGAAAAAGCTGAAGAACAAAGAAAAGCAGCAGTTAGAACTGGAGCTATTCCCTTTGGACTTGGGCCTATTATTAGTCAAATGATTCAACAACCGAATCAGGCTAAAGATTTAGAAAAAACAAATACTGAATTAGATGATGTTATTGTTAAACTTAACGAAATAAAAGATAGAACAAACGATACAAATAAAGCTGCTCAGGCTGCCTTGCGATCAGTTAATGCAGAATTAGAAAGGTTAGAAAAAGAACTTACTGTTTTAAATGATCCAGCTTTCCAATTAGTGTCAGCAGCTAAATCAATTGGTGATGCTTTTAGTGAATCATTTAAAGGAGTAATAAGTGGAACAATGAATGTTCAAGAAGCGTTTGCAAATATGTTTAAACGCATAGCAGATCATTTCTTAGATATGGCTGCAAGAATGGCTGCTAATAAATTAATGACAAGTATATTAACTGCTTTTGTCCCTGGATCTCTTGCGGCTGACAGGGCTTTTTCAGGACTTGGCCCTGGATCTGCTTTAAATACTCCTGCTAATTTACCAATGCCTAAAGGGGCAGAAGGAGCTTACTGGTCTGGAGGATTAAAGACATTTGCTTCTGGAGGTATGGCTACAAGGCCAACTCTAGGGCTAATAGGAGAGGCTGGAGAAGACGAATACATAATTCCTGCATCAAAGATGGCTGCAAGTATGCAACGCTACTCAGCAGGTGCTAGAGGTGAAGCTGTGATTCCTGGCACTGGTTCGTCTTATGCAGGAGGCGGTGCAGGAAGTTCTACTACTGTTAATTACTCTGGGCCTATTCTTAATTTCAACTCTGAAGAGTTTGTTCCTAAGTCTGCTGTAGGACAAATTATTGCAACTGCCACATCAAGAGGTGCTAAAGCTGGAGAAGCTAGAACATTGTCTAGTCTTCAAAATTCTCGTAGCAGAAGGAGTAATTTAGGATTATGAGTCTTGTTGCTTTAACTAATTTTATTACTATTACTAATCCAAATGGTTCAGTAGCAAACATTCCTGACAAGTTTCAAAACGGAAGACACTCTCCTGCAATTAGTGGATTTCAATACCTTTCTTTTATTTATCAAGGAGCTGCAAGAAATAGATCTGGAGACAATATGATTTCATCATTATTACTTGCAAATAATGAGTTGAGCATGAATTATGCACAGCAAATTGTAATTAATAAATACCATGTAAAAGTAGAAACTTGGTTGATGACAGAAGCATTTGAAAGAAGCAAAGAATTAACAGAAGAGCAATGGTTAGCTTCTTCTATGTCATACGATCCAGAAGCAATAGAAATTATTCTGTCTTCTGCTGTTGATGCTGTTGGTGCAAATGCTCCAAATAAAACTTTAACAAGAGATATTGTTGGAGCTTTACCCACTACTGGATCGCTTCAAAACAGATGAAGCCACATCAATTAATTGGTCTTCCTTATCGTTTAGGTGCTGACCCAGAAAGACATAAAGCAGGTGATTGTTTGTCTTTGGTTCGTACAGTATTAGCAAATTATGGTTTTACTGTTCCAAAAGGAGAACGTAATTGGTATCGAAGATTAAGGAAAAAAGACTATAGTATCTTTTTTGAAGAATTAAATAGGTGGGGAGTTGATTCACACCCTAAACTAGGGACAATTGCTTTATGCAAATCAGATGATGGTTACGGCATGGCTGCTTTTTACGAGGAAGGATGGCTGAATTTCCAAAAAACATTAGGAGGCCAGGTGGTGATTTGGTCTCCGTTAAACGCCCTCATGGTAGAAGGCTGCTATTACCAACGGAAGTAGAACTATGTAAGTTTTTAGGAATTAATGAAGATGAGTATTGGTATTTTCAAGATACGATTGCTGCCTATAACGGACAAAGACCAGAAGGATATGAATTAATTCCTGACATTAGGGCTGAAGCACTTTCTTTTTTAGTTGCAAAAGAATTTTTAATTCAAGTAGGTATAGCTGTAGCTGCTGCAACTATTTCATATTTATTAACACCTAAACCAAAAGAATTAAAGCAAGGTGGTAGCAGAAGAACTGCTGATGCAATTGGTAATACTAAGTTTGCTCCACAAGCTTCTTTTAATTCAATACAAGAGTTAGCAAATATAGGTGATGCTATTCCTTTGATTTTTGCTAATCAATATAAAAAAATAACTTCATCAGGAATATATCTTTACGGTGGTGTAAGAGTTAATAGCCAACTTTTATGGAGTCAATTTGTAAGCCTTGGTAAATATCAACAATTAAAAGCACTTGCTTTGTTTTCTCATGGAACACTAGAAAGTAAACCTGAGTACGAAGGATATGCTGTTGGAGATACCTTATTAAATACTTATAACGCTTATAAAGTTGGTCTTTATTTTAGAGATGGAAGTACATCAGGAAACAATAGGATTGTTGAAGGAAATAAATATGACGAATCACAATTAAATTTTAATGGTAATGGAAATGATCCTTTTATAGTTGGTGTTCCAAACAAAGCTGGTACACAAGTTCCAACAATAATTAGTAAATCTTTTAGTGGAGCAAGAAACCCTACGACACAAACAACTTTTGGTATTTATGCACCTTTGCCTAATTGCCAATTGGTTCGTCTTCCTTATGAATTAATTCGTGATCCTAGAGGTTCTTCAAAAGAATCAATAAAAGACATGATGAGGAAAAGGAAAAAACTTGAATTTGCAAGATGGCCTACAAGAGCTGGTATTTTAAAAATAAACAATACAACTTCAAAAGGTCTTCATGCTGTTAATAAAAACGACATTATTGAATATCAAATAGTAGGAATGGATAGTGGTGAAGCTAATGCTTTACAAAGAGTGTATGACCATGATCCTAATACAACTGGTTTTCAAGAAAACGAAGCTGGTGATGCTTTTAATTACAGACCTCATGGAGTAGAAGATGTAGACAATTTAACTACATCAATCAGAGAAAATACAGATAATTTAATAGCAGTTGGAGAACAATATTTATTCGGAACTGCTCTTGTTATTTGTACAGAAACAGAAACTCCAGGGCCGTGGCTTATTTCACAAACAA